CATGTGCTGCTCCCACCAAAGCAGGCTATTTTGAGGAACCCTAGTGTCTGCCCGATACTCAGGCAACCACACATACTTCAACATCTGGACAGCAATTGCTAGTGAAATAGTGCGGTCATCATAAGGGCTGCCGCTGGTACGACCATTCTCCTTACGGACAAAAGTTTTAAGTTCAGCAATAGTGTCCTCACACAACACCTGAATAGCCCCATCCCTCAAAGCACCACTCAGTTCATCAATAGCCAAAGGCTTAGAGGTTGCGCTAGTGCGCCAACCCAACACATCACTAGCATCAGCCCTGACGGCGTTCAATCTGCGTTGCTTATACAAATTCTTATAGCCATACTTCTGGGCTGCCTTGAGGGTGGTCAAACCGTGGTTGTTGGATTCAACACCCAACAAAGCGGTCCGATACCACCAACCAATCTCTGACAGTAACTCACCAAACAAGTCTGGTTCAATATGGCCATGCCAATGAGCAACAAGCAAACCAGTGGTTGCGTCAATGACATGCGCCGAACTATAGTCACCATAACTAAGACCTTCGGCAACATCCGCCCCAATCACATAAACCCCATCTGGTGACGGATATTTCCAAACAGCAAATTTACCGTCAGTTTCCAATGTGAACTCCGCCGAACCATCCGCATGCAAATGCATGTAACCCCTGTCGGGTTCAACAACCTCAATCCTGTTTAACAGGTCAATATCAAAAACAGGATTACCAGACTTAATGAATGCTTCTTCTGGGAAGCGTGGATACTCTTGATGCATCTGCCAAGACTGCATGTTCTTAGATTTCGCTTCATACCAATCTTGGTTTCTTTCACCGTCAGCGTCCCACGAAAAAAACACGCCCTTAAATTTGTTTGCGCCAGTTTGCGAACCAACCCACAACTTGTGAAAAAAGTTACCAGAACCATTAGCCGTACTAAGACCAACAACCCGACCGCCAACATCCGTAATAGGCTCAATAGATGCCCACGCTTCCTCAGGATTCGGTAAGAACGCCCATTCGTCCACAATCACCAAATACACCGACTCACCACGAGCAGGGTCGTTGCCAGACGGCAACGACTCAATAGCAGACTCATTATCAAAAACCATTTTCAACTGGTGGTCCGTAACCTGTTGAGGACCACGCATCTTCATCCAATGCGGAATAAACCGATAACCATACTTAGACTTAGCCAACAACTTGACCGACTCACGCTCGGTGCGTGACAACATAACCACAAAACGGTCAGAATTAAAAAAAGTCAACCAAAAAGCATAAGCCGCCGCCAAAGTGCTAAAACCAATCTGACGCGCTTTTAGAACAATCGTGTAACGCTCCGTCATCCAAGTTCTAACAGTCTCAATCTGAGAAGGACGCAACTCAAACTTGATACGACCACGCTCAGGATGCTTGATATGCCAATAATTAGCACAAAAATACTTGAACGCCTCAAGTTGCTCGTCAACGCCGCCGTCCTTCGGACCACGACATTTACGAAACTCTTTTTCGTTTATCAGTTCATTTAAGTCCATCGCGGTTTGCCACCCCAAGGAATCCAACCATCACCATACCGTTCCTCAGCATAATCAAAAATAGCCATAAACGCCATAGCGTTCACAATCGGAACAAACAAATCCTCACAAGATTTCAAAATACCTTGGTCCTGAAGCCAACCATTCTTCGTGAACCTGTTGGGCGTACACCAATAACCATTAATTTGAAACAACCCGTAAGAACCACCCACAGGGTCCTCGGGGTTATGTGCCAGTTGACGACACCTAGATTCACGCCACATCACATAGTCAACCTGACGGATACCAGCGCGGCGACCAGAGGCCGCCAGCGCAGTAACATCAAACCTGTGGTCACAACGCAAATGCTTAGGTTGAGCCTCAGTGGCGTTGACAAACACAAACAGACTGGAAATAATCGTAGATACGGCAAATACCAGTTTAATCATGAAACCACCTTAGAATGGGGCTGTCAAACAGCCAAAGACCTAAAAGCCTCTCGCACTTTCTTCGGGTCGTCAGCAAACTCTGGACTTAGTTCAATATGATACCAGTCTCCCTGAGGCGCACCACTAACAGTTTTCTTCGTGTACCTAATCCAACCTTTGCGCGTACACTTGTACGCGCGACCATGCGGCTTAGGCCAATAATCAATCACAAGTTCAATGCCCAACACATCAGCATTCTTCACAAGAAACTCAATGGTATCATTCGCAACAATACGGTCTTTGCCACGCCAAGACAAATCCATAGCACGACCAGTAGCATGAACACTCATCCTGTCAGAGCCACGAATAGGACGAACACCCCAAGTACCATTATTCCAAAGATTACGCTTACTAAGTCTAATGACTTCTTTAACAAAGCGTTCTGTTCCGCGGCGTTTGCCTTTGGCAACGCCATCAAAACCAGTATAAGGACGAGCCACTATTTTGCGGCCTTTTTAGCGACCTTCTTCATTTTGGCTTTCTTGGCAGCAGCCATTCCAGACTGCGTGTACGGAAACTTCTTTTTTCCAACTTTCGGCATCACTTCACCTTCTTCTTGGGAACTCGCTTTTTAGAAACCTTGAGAACACGACCATAACGCGTGTCCTTTGGGTCTAAATAATTATAAACAACGGGCAGCAAAGCCGCTACACCAGCAGCCAGCAACGCTTTCGGGTCACGCTCACCAGAAATAGCCAGTGCAACAACACCAGCACCAAAAACCTTCAGCCATGACTTGACAATAGCCTTATTTTCTGCACTGAATTCCATACTATAGGCTGGTTGGTTCCCTGAAACGGGCATCCAAATCCTGACCAAACCGCTCATGAATCTGGGCAACATAATCCTGAATAGCAGCATTACGCTGCCGTTGAGCCGTATGAGGACCAACATACTGTTTATACAACATCCTAGGAATCTTCAACATTTCCGTTGCCAAACAAGTACGAACAACCAAATCATAATCATCCGCAACGGGCAAACCAATGTCATGGCCACCAAGTTCACGATAAACACTGGATTTCCATGCCCGAACATGATTCGGGGCAGAAACAATATGGGACATCGTAACCCGATTAATCTCAGGCGCAGACATCACCCACACACCATGTTCTTCAGACCAATAATGGTTACCAAAACCAAAAGCCCAACCATCAGGATACCTGCCTGACTCGCCACTAGGCAGAATCTCACACCAATCCGAATACACAAACCCAACCTCGGGATTATGGTAAAATGCCCCAGCAACCTCACGCAAACAATCACTGTTCAACTCGTCATCGTGGTCCAACTCAACCAAAACATCTCCACCAGCGACCATGAATGCGTTGCGTTTAACTTGCCCTATGGAACCAGAATGAACATGTGAACGATACAAATTTATTTTGTATCGTTCATCAGACGCGAAACCATAAACCTGATTCCAAACACTATCGGTCGTGGAATCATCCCAAATAATCCACTCCCAATTCCTGTAGGATTGTTTCTTTAGTGATGCCCATGTACGCGCCAAAACATTTGGCGGCGTATTATAGGTGGTCGTGATGACCGAGATGCGCATGTCCCCTCCGTGGGGTGTTTAGCCTGAAATCTCCATAACCGTAATAGAAGAAGCAGACCTGCACCACAACCATGAGTCTGTGTCAGTTTTTGTTCTATTGATGTATGTCGTTCCAGTATTGTCTGCTGCAACCTGAATTTTGTAAGTCAAAGAAGATGTTGATGCTGGACTGTCCAAATGCGCAAGTTGACTTACCCCAACCCTATAGGTTTGTGTAGAAACAAACGATTGCGCCCGCGCCCTATTGCTTGCGGCATCACCAATCATTATCGCTGTTGAGTCTCTCATGAGTCTTATTAGGGCATCCGCAACACCAACATCGTTTGAACCCCAAACCGTTGCCATTACAAATATTTTGCTTGAAGTTGCTGAAGGCGTAATAGAGATACTAAGTCCAGTTACATCAGTAAATGTTTGAACGGCAGTAGTTGTAAATGTGTCAGTCTTTGTTGTGCTTAGAACCTGTAAAACTTTGCCAGCAGTTTGCCGCACATACGGAATCCACGCAGAACCATCCCAAGTAGCAAGCCTGTCGGTATCAGTCTCGTAAATAGTCTGACCCTCAAACGGTGACGCGGGGCGCGTAGAACTGGTACAAACCCCGGGTTTAACCAGTGACTGCGCACCAAGAACAGAACTAAGAGGCATCAGCCAAGCAACATTCTTGCTTCATCAGCAGTAATACCAAGACGGTCCAACAACGCCTGACGAGCAGCCTCTTTATCGGCTTTCTCCTGTTGCATCGCGGCGACGGTTGCATCCCACAAAGCATCAAGTTCTTCTTGGGTTGGCTTCGGGGTATCGCTGAGCCATGTGAGGCCAGAGTATTCGTCGCCGTTCAAAGTCCATTCGGAACCTGCGTAGTGTCTAGTTAGGATGGCGGGGTAGTCAATCATTGTTTTCTCCTTTATTGGGCAATTTCCATGAGTGTAATCGTAGAAATTAGACGCATCGCATCTGCATCGTTAGTGTCATAGTCAGCCCTGTTCACATAAACGGTTCTTGCCGCTGTTCCAGAACCAAACACTCTAACACCGTAAGTTGTTGCTGATGTGGTTGATGGGCTGTCCATAAAAACCATTGTTGTTGTCAATGAGTCGTATGTGCTGTTTGCGTTTGCCCTGCCAGCCGCCGTAAATCTGGACCTGTTTCCGTCCGCATTTCCGATACCAATTACCGTAGAA